CAAACGGTGTATAATAGGTATGTGACCTGTTAAAACTTAATCTTTATTATCTTTAATTAGTTTCATCAATTCACTGGTATTACCAACAAACATTGCATTGGTAACGTTCTTTGGTGCAGAATCAGTATCTTCTTTGAGTTTCTTTACACTCTTATGGATGTCTAACAAACCATGATTTGCTTCCACAATTGTTTTCATCATGGTAGATAAAACTTCGTATGCTCTTGGTGATTCAGAAGTGGAAGCGATAGAGGCAAGGTCAGCGATTGATTGTTGTGCGCTATCAATAATCTCTTTAAGATTCTCTCTTGCATATTTGTAATCATCATCAACGTCATTATCTGTAGATGGTGTTTCATTCATTACAGTAACACGAGATTCTTCTATTGCCTCTGCCATTGGTTTGGTGTCAGTGGGCAAATCAAAGATTTGCTCCATGTTCTTCTCAAGATTCGTTTTCATCTGCCCTGGCCACGATATTTCTTAAAACTTGGTCTCTTGCGTTTATTCTTTGGGCGAGATTGCGGGCTGTTGCCAATGCTTGTTCTATGTTTATGAACAATTTTAAAATCAACTTTTGATACCATTTTTGCCATTATGTATTCTCTATAGTAAATGTGTCAGTGTTAATATCAGTTGTGAAACCGTAATCGGAGTTAGCACTAATAGCACTTGTCGCAACTGATAACGAAGAGTTTGCAGACGGTGACGTAAGAGGCGCGCCATTCGCGAACTGTGATGGTGTTAATGTAAGTCTCTCAATCTGTGCCGAATCAGCAGGAATATCACCAAAGAAGTTTGTAACAGACCTTTTGATAACGCCTTGATTTGACACAGGACCGTATATGTATGCTTTCATACTGAAGTTAAGATTATATATCAAAGCACGGCGAGTGTCAAAATCACCTTCATATGTATCTTCGATTGAAACATCTTGAAGAACAACAGGTGTATCAACAACAACATTCATCTCTGGAATCAAACGAATATTTGTCGTAAACTCCGGACGAAAGTATGGAAGTATCTGTTCAAGTATCTGTGCGCCGTCATCAGCGTTTGAGACAAAGATTGACAATAAAAGATTAATATCATATGGCACAGGCACATATTGTGTTTTCATTCTGTCATCATCGTCGCTCTTCAATGTAACATTTTTTAATGTAGAAGAAAGTTTTCTCGTTGGCGCATAGACCATGCTTGTGATTTCAAATCCCATACGAGGCAGTGTAATCGCTACCGCCTGTTCAAAGTTTGGGTCTTGATTGAGACGGACCAAGAAACGTTCCTTGGGTCCGTACGCAAGTGGAACTGCAATAGATTGGATACGCTCACCAGCAGTGTTCAATCTCGCAACAACAATGTCATTAAAAAGATTGCCAAAACTGATTATATACTTCCGTATTGTACCGTGATAATATTGTTGTCCAAACATTAATATCTATCCTAATAAATATCTACATGTCTATTTATAATTATTGGAATACATACGATACAGTAAAAGAAATTCTGAATGCCAGGGGCATTTATGATGAAGATATCATTGCCTTAAAAACTAAAGAAATTATAAATAAAAGTGAAGTCGACCACGAGGTTGCCGCCTCTGCCGACACTAGACAAGCCAAAGGAGACTAATATGTCCAGCACAAATATTTATATACCCTATACATATCTTATCGGATGGTCTGAACATCAGAAATACTATTATGGTGTTCGTTATGCTAAAGGTTGTGAGCCAAATGACTTATGGGTATCATACTATACATCATCGGATCATGTCAAGTTATTTCGTGAAGAATACGGAGAGCCTGATATTATTCAGGTCCGAAAAACATTTGATGATAACATCAAAGCACGAGAATGGGAGATAAAAGTACTAAAGAGAATGAATTTGCCGAAAAGAAAAGATTTCCTCAACATTGGCATTTTCAATAAAATTTATAATGGTGTACATCCTATGCTCGGGAAAAACCACAGCGAAGAAACAAAACAGAAAATGAGTAACACTCATATGGGCAAGAAGTTTTCTGTTGAAAGCAGAGAAAGGATGAGACAAGCTAATCTTGGAAAAAAAATATCAAAAGAAACACGATTAAAGATGTCCAAAAGAACTGGCAAAAAAAATCCTTTCTACGGAAAGACTCATTCAGAAAAATTGAAAAAACACTTATCTGAAATTATAGGTTATACAACTTGTATTAAGTGTAAGAAAACGATGACAAATCCATTATACTATAGGTGGCATAATCACTAAAATTAATACCGGTCCACTTCACCAAAGGGATTTCGTTCCGAGAAGTCGATTACAGAACTCGGACTAAAGATTGGGTCGTTGCTTTGGAAATACTCATTATTTGCAGTCGGTTGATTATCTTCGAGTCTATATTCTTGCATTATCGAACCGCCATATTCATCAAGAAGTTTATCACCATCTTCAAGTAGCATCTCATATGCGAGGATGTCTGTGGTATAGTTATCTTCAATACTATCTATATCAGATATACCAGTATCGATTTGCTCACTACTATATTCGAATAACTCACAACGAATATCATATGTCTGAAGTCGACCAGTCTGATAGAATATTTGCTCATGCTCTACAAACTTTATTTCGAAAAGTTTTTTTACTAATGGGAAATAAATCAAGTCGCCTTCGGTTGGTCGATTTGTGGTGATAGAATATCCTTCTAATCCACCTTCTTCAAGTTGAATAGAATCGCCATCATATGCAGTTGAAAGATATTGACGAGAAGGAACGTTTGTATCTGCATCTTCTGTAAGAATATTGTATCCAACTTCTGTAGTCAGTTTTTCTGATTTTGCTTGGTCGAATCTCTTACGAGCAACAGTCAGTGTAAGTTGATCACGTATTTCAAGATTAAACCTCGATAAGAAGTCACCTTCGCCTTCGAAGCCTTCGACATTCTTAATGTACATCTCAAGATCAACCGCATCGTCAAACTTACGAAGTGTATCTTCGCCAAACAATGGATCTTCACGTACAAATACACCAGGAATATACTTGACATTATATCCGTAAATCTTGAGACATTCGATTGTCAAATCTTCAACGAGGTCTTGTTCACGACCATAGTCAAAGTTATTGAAGTATTGATTTAACATGGTACTTTTAACCTGTCATGTCATTGACGGGTAGACTATAACTCACTATCATTTCTTCTTCGAGTTTTTGGATCTCTGTTTCAGCATCATCGTAAATCTTAGCACCGTTGAACGTCAAACCACCAGGTAGTTGTACGCCTTCAAACTTCGTAAGATTACTGCCCCATTGACGTTTAATCAATGCAGTTGCATATCGAGAGAGCCAACGGTCTCCCCACACATCACCATACGTATCTGGATCTGTAATCTGATATGCATCAACAATGATATATTCTCCAGTAAGAATATCATCTGTCCAATTCATATCAATATGAAGTTTATTGACGTGACGATTATAACGAAGCGGTTTAAGACCAACAAAGATTTCTTCAAGCATACGTATGTGTGTCATTGCCATTGTATATGGAACATACGAACTTGCAGACAAATCAAAAAGGTCGTTCAAGTGTATCTGATAGCGAATGCTGAACAGATTAGAAGATTGTAACGCTTGACCGATGGGTAAGATATTATTGATTCCTATGATCGACTCTGGAATCGTGATGTAGCCATTAGCTTTATCGTTAGTCGTTACAATATGTTTATGCAAAATACGCTCAGTACCATCAAAGTGATAATCCTGGTAGTATTTCAGAGCTTCGTCAATACGGTCTTCTACCTGTTCATCGTCAACATTAATGTCGATAACGGGAGATCCGAGTCTTCGAAGGCAATAATCCTTAAATGTTTGGCGTGAGCTTGGTACAGCCATAGAAAAACTCCAGTCATTTATATCTATTTATAAACAACTGGAGTTATCTACTGGGAGGTAGGGGTATTATTATGAGAAGTAAGGTAGTTTGTAAGTCGTACCACCAAGATTAAATGTCAAGAATCCAGCAGGATTTACAAGAGCTTCATCATTCAAAGCAACATCATCTTGTGTGGTTGTAATTGTACCAGCACCAACAGTTACTGCTACGTTAGCAGAAGTCAGTTTAGAAGCAATACTTGTTGTTACTGTTGTACTAAAGTTCGCATCATCACCAAGTGCAGCGGCTAACTCATTCAATGTATTCAGAGTAGTTGGAGCAGAGTTGGCCAGATCAGCGATTTCAGTATCAACATACAACTTCGTTGCAGCATCGGAGTTTGCAGCAGGCGCACCAAGTTCAGTAATTTTATTACTATTCATATCAAGTGCATCACCAAACTCAACAGCAACACCGTCAGCGTCAGTAATCCGCTTATCGGCAGCCATTTGAAGTGTAGCAGCAATTGCAATAGGTGTAGCTGATTGAAGTGTAGTTACACCAGTCCCGCTTGTTTTAATCGTAAGAGATTGGTCTTCGTCAGTTGTAATACTAATCGTACCAGAGTCGTCTTCGATAACTTTCTTACCATTAACATATAAAGAACCCGGTCCAACAAACACATCTTTCCATTGCCGGCCTGCTGAACCAAGACTATATGTGTCGTCTGTTTCAGGAATAATATTCCTTGCTTGAACAGTAGTTGAAACACTGTTTGAAATTTTAGTAGCAATCTGCGTGTTAGTATTTGACAAGTGAGCAAATACAACACTGTTTGCGGTAAAGTTAGCTTGAAGATATGTATTGGCTACATCACCTGTCCCACTGCTTAAGACTGTACTTTCAAGGTTAGCAATCTTAACAAAACCAACGTTAATTCTACTTCTACGAGTTGAAAATGTATCACTGGATGCAAGGTTTGCAATTTGAGTCATTTATATTATTCCTTATGCGAGTACGTCAGGTACTGTTGGCCAATCGTTTACAGTCGCAACCGCATCAACAGTATCTGTATGAAGAGCAACGAATGCTGCCATATCAGAAGCACCGTCAATAGCATCTTCAATTGCACCAGACTTTGTCCGAACTGCGGCACGATAAGTAGCAACATCAGAAGGAACAGCCGCTCCACCTTCAGCCGCACGGATTGCATACCAGTCAGAACTTGCAAGCAAAGACCCAGCCGTTGATTTAGCTTGATTTTTTGCCTTTGTTTTCAAACCAGAAATAACAATTGGATCACCGTTTTCATCTTCAGCATCAACTTCATCGCCATCGTCATTAGTAGTTTGCTGATTATAATCGGCAAGAGCTTTATCAACTTGTGCCCATGTTTTTGTAACTGTACCAGCATCGTCATCAACTGCTATTGATCCTGCGCCTGTTGTATAAAAACGATTGTCGGGTTTTGCTCCAACTTCAATATACTCATAAATGCCTATTGCTTTTAGTTCTACTGAAGTCCAACGTGTAAATATATCTCTTGGATGTTGAATGCCACCAATTGTGATTCCTTTTGGATTTTTGTAAACTGCTGTTACAGTTCCAGATTCTACGAGTGCCCACATTTTATAATGTCTCCTAATTTTGGGATACCATAATATAGTATTTCACTATTTGTTTTTATTTATAAAAGTTTATCGTGCCGTTCCTGGAGTTGTTCCTGCAAATGGATGGGCTGCAAATGCCATGTAAAGATATCCAACACCACCACTGGTGTTAAAAGCACTACCTGTTTGTCTAATTTTAAATCCATTACTCAAAGCATCATATGGCGTATTACCGCTCCAGCTATTGTTTTCAACGGCTTGTTGATCTGCTGTTAGCATTGGTCGATTACCTTGGTTATAACCATCTCTTACGTCATCACCTATCCACCAACTTTCTGTTTGAGTTATGGCTTTAATCATAACAAACGCAGGTCGGAAGCCCAACTCAACAAAAGGACCGTCTGATGAAGCATTACCTATGTAAGCACCAAATTTACTGTAGCCTGCAACGTCCGCAAAACAATATGCTATCATTGAATTACCGCTACCATTTACACCAGCATTTGTATTTACATTAAAAATTGTTGATGTGTGCGCTGTATCATTCCAATATACTGATGCGCCAGCTGTGATTCGTGCTGCGTTTGTGTCAAGAGTAATAGCATTAAATCCAACATCATCGTGATACACAACCCAACTATCTGTAGTGGAACGATTTTTAATCATTATCATGTTTGGCTTTGCGCCAAGACTATGACCAACTGTTTGAGCACCACCCGAACCGCCGTTTCCAGTATAACTTACAATACTAAAACCAGCCGTTGGGTTTGCACTTACCGTGCTGTTAAGACTACCAACTTCGTTGGCTACGGTTCCATTTCCAGCAAGCCACTGCCAACCCACATAAGTACGCCCAGAGTTGTTTATATCTCCAGTGTCACCAGCACCAGTAAATGCAATAGACCCTGATGCGAATGTTACACCATCTGCGTTTGTATCTTCAATACCACTATCAAACGTAGCCTGACCTTTATTACTACCACGGACAGAATCAAAAACATTACCACCATTACCAAAGTTTCGATCTTTAATCCAAACCCAATCTGGGGTAAAAGTTGAGTTCCCCGATTGGCTTACGGTTTGTGAGCTTGAATTACCCGACCAAAGACTTGACTGGATATAAGCAGAGCCGTCTTCAACAGTCAGAGCGGTTTCTCTGTTTTCATTTTCAATTGCTGCTGAGTAGCCAGAACTATATCCAGTTGGGGGGCTGACAGTAAAAGCTGTTTGCCCAAAATTTACTGCAATCGTTGCGTTATATCCTTTAAATGCGAAGAACCAATCAAGGTTAGCAGTTAAATCAACACCTACTGCATTGTCAAAAGTTTGGTTAAAACTACCTGAGCCGTTTGACCATCCGCTTGCACCAACCCCTGCATCGCCCCAATAAATTTTATCGTTTACCAAATCAAGTGCAATCATATGAGTGACAGGGACGCTATCATTGGGAGCATAATTTGATGCGCTAGTGTTGCCGTCAGAATTAAAAACATCACCCGTTGCGACCTGAAGCAGTCTACCAGCACCACCATCAGCAGTTTCAAGAGCGTCAAAGTCACTTGAAGGGTTTTGAGGAACTGCCGAAGTTGATTTTACACAACCTGTCATACCCGAAGTAGCTCCAGAAATAGTTGCCTCGATATAAACCTTTTGACCTGTTGTGACAGGAAAAGATGAAAACGACATTCCTTGGGAATTACTGCTACTGACCTGTTTTAAATTACCTTCAGACAGCACAATATTTGCTTGCAAGTTGAGTGGCGATAGTACCGCATAATTTTTAGTGGGCGAGTCGCTGGACTGCGTTACGGAATTGGTATTTGTAAAGTCGTTGCTGTTACCGCTTGCATCATCGCTAAGGTCGCTGCCCGATGCGGCCATGTTTAGGTAAAAACCGTTATTTCCAAAAGTTAGCCCACTAACATCTATTGGACGCCATACACCGTTGGTGTCAGTCTCTCCAAAGGATGTTGGGCCTAGACTCTGTCCATCGCAATATACAACTTCAGCCATATACCCATCAAAAGTATGTGTAGTTGAGTTGCTCCAACTCCCAATTCTCCATCCTGTTGACGTAAACACATTAGCATTCTGGCTCGGATAACTAGACGCACTAAAGTCCGTAATTTGAGAGCCGTTTAGGTAATGGCGTATTCGATTAGTATCAGTTCCTTGAGAAGTATCTACGCGAACCACAAGGTGATACCATGCGTGTGGATCGCGAAAAACTTGAGTCGTTGTGACTTCGGTTCCGTTACCGACTACAAGCGTATTGCTTGACGTAAGGTAGGCTTGTATCTGAACTGATGCGCCGCTGCCATGAGTAAACAGTCTTAAATTTGAACCGCCCAGGTTACCTCTTTTAAACCACACGCTGAGAGTGCCAACATCGGCATTACTTGGCGTACCAAATCCGCTGTCAGCGGCAAAGTATTCTGCATCAGCTTTGTTAAAAACAGCACTGTTATCTACAGCATAGCCGCCAGCGCCACGAGTTTTACGAATTGTTGGCGTATATAGATTACCTGGAACGGTCATTCATTTTTCTCCATATCACTCGAAAGTGTATTATGACAAGTTTTGTAGTGCGTCAACAACGATATTATTCGCTGAAGAAACATAATAAGATAAAACGTCTGTTCCACTCGCAGTAATCGTCGGCGCAGTACCGCCTGCAAAGTCAAAGTCACTACCAAACGACACTGTGTAAGAACCACCATTCACAATTTCCATCGCGCCAGATTGACCAGCAACTTGGTTTGTTGGGTTGTTAATTGTAATGCTACCAGCAAGTGTCATTTTAAAATGGTTAGACGCTGCAAAGTCTTGACGGAATGTAGTATTCGCAATCAAAGAACCGTGATCGGTTACTGTACCACGTTGAGCAACACTAAATGCTTGAACAACGTCAGTCTTTGCTGTGTCTGCATCGTATGCTTGTATATTAACACCAAGCTCTGCGCCTGTACCAAGGGCACGAGCAGTAACAGCGTTGTCAGCCATCGCATGGGCACTGACAACACCAGCCGCAATGTTCGTGTTAGCAGCAACACTACTCAACTTACCTGCAATTGCACTGTTTGTGTTTGCAAGAGCGGCTTGTGATTGAATAGAGGCTGTACTTGTCCCAGCCGCGATATATGAATTTGTGTTAGCAAGAAAGTCAACATCAGCACCACCGATTGATGCGGCTGGAACAGTAACTGTGCTTGTGGCAACTAACGTTGCACCAGTTACAGTATTTGCATTGACTGTATTTGCAGTTGGATTGATCTCAAAAAGATTCGTAAACCCCTGGTTTGAACGAACTCTCCAAGTATCAAATGTATCTGATAATGCTACGTTAGCGACTTGACCCATTTTTAACTACCTTTTTTGTAAAGAAAGAAACTGAGAAATCAATTTCTTCATTTCTACGAGTTCTTGTTTCATGTTATTTATATCATTAGATATTTGTGAATGTTGTTTCTTCATACTATTTATTTCAGAAAAAACCACCTCATTATTTTTTTTCTTTCTCTTATAAGCAATCAATGCCTTATCATCTATAGATAGCACGGCACCAGAAATTTCATCTTTTTGATAACTTTCAACATTTTTTATTTTTGTTAATTGCATTTATTTATAGCCTTAGATTTGTAGTGCGATTGCTCTAAAGTCTTTAAGTCGTGGAACACGAGATGGTGTTGTAGAAAGAAGAACAACTTTGATTTTGAAAAACTTAAATCCTGTATATGCCACGCCGTCGCTTGTATATTGGACTTCGCCACTAGGACCAGTAAGACTTGCGGTTGGAATACTATATTCAAACTCTTTGATATCTTCTTCGTTTTCAGAATCAGAAATAACAGTGGTTGAAGTGATTTGAGAGAGTTCAAGCCATGTCTTGTCTTCGATTGTATCTCCATCTTCACCATTCAATATCTTAACATATACTTTTATATTTGCTGTGGACGGCTTATAAGCGCCGACGAATACTTTTAAGTCTTCGGCATCTTGGCCTTCAGCAAGGGTTACAGTCCGTTGAACGTATCTTGCGATTGCGTTACCGTTATCTGTCGAATCTTCGTCTGTGCTATCATTATTGATGAGATTTTCAACAGTGAATAATGCAGCACGGTCATTATCGATTGCAGGTGAATGGCGAACGTTTGAACCGTTTGTAAGAACGTATCTAAACTCAGCAGATTTTGCACTTGAAATGTTTGCAATCTCATTTGATCGACTAAGAATAAATCGCCGCGCATCATATGATGTATCTTCGTTAATATTAACATTACGGAATGCAGTATCAAGAGCAGAAGAAGTAAGTGCAAGTTTACCTGTTGCTGATACTGTTGTGTCAGAAAGATCAAGAATACTTGCAAAGTTTCTAAATGTATCAACTGGTAGATTATCAACAGTATTAATACGAGCATCAAGACCATTAATCTGACCACGAATATATGTATTTGCAGTAAACGATCCGCTCGGCGCCGAGAGATGAACAACCGTGTTTGATTGGCGAGAAGGATCGAAGAAGTATACTTTACCGGTCGGTGTAGTTAGACCGTTAATCGTAGCAGTATTTGCACCAGCAACGCCCGCTTTATACAGTGTAATCGTTTCTGTGTTTGCAAACTTAGTGGCGGTCGTAACTTCTTTAACTCGAACAGTCGAGCCAGAAACATCAGTAATTGTGCCGTTTGCAGTAGAAGTTCCACCAACAATCGTATCACCTACAGCAATACCGCCAGGTGCCGAAGAAAGTGTCAATGTCGTTTCACCATGAACTTCTTCGCCAACACGATTGAAGATGACCGAAGAATCAAGAGAATCAATCGTGAAATATTCTTTATCAGTATTCTTGAGGACTGCGGTACCAGTTTGATTAGTGCCAAAGTTAGCAAAGTACATATCAAACTTCAAGTCCTCGTCTTGCAGAGGAGTCCAGTTTCTATCATTTGCAGAAGAGAACAATACACCAATAGCTGGTTGTTTTGTTACTCGGTTGCCAGATATTAAGTCAGTACGACCGACGCGAGATGTCCATACCGTGTAGTTTGGATTGTTATCCACAGGCTTAACAATAATCGCATAATCGATTGAGTTCAGTAAGTATACTGGAGTCTCAAAGATGATCGGAGTTGGTGCATCGCCCGTTGTACTTGTATTAACATCAGCAGAAGGAACAATAATCCGACTGAATGGAACAACTTTATTTGTAACAAATGCGGTCGATGGGTCACACTCACGGAGTTCAATACGAAGACCTTTTGTTGCATCTTTTGCTTGGAAGTATAGATTTAGTTTTGATAAGAACATTCCTGGAGAATTAGAGCCGTCAGTAGAACCAAGACCATCTCTAACATTGAATGTTTGTGCAATTGGGTCGCCGTCGCCCCAATCATCGATGCCGGCCGGCGGCTCTATTGTCTGAACTGTTGTTCTTGATTGGTTAACACTTCTTGTGAGGGTTTCGATTTCACGAGTTGCAACAATCGTGCCTTGCTGTGTAACACTTAATCCACCAGCACTATATGTGGCATCAGCGAATGTAGCAACTGCTCCAAAACCAGTACTGTTTGTCGGGCTATCAGAGAGAACAAACTTGAGAGAACCTACTGGAAACTTGAGAGAATCTTCGTTTGGTATTCTGAATAATCCACGAAGAATACCAGTAGAGTCCGTAATGAGCGCACTACCTTCAGAAGCAGTATTCGCAAACGATGTGTTTGCTGGAGAACAGAAAGAGTTAACATCTTCATTATCGAAGAATGCATAAACGCGAGTTTCTGGCTTCATACCTTCGGCTGTAAATTCTACGACACGAGAACGCATGAATGGAATAATGTTTACGTCTTTAAGTGAGTCGCCAAGGTCTGTTTCAATAACACTACCAGCATTGACAACTAACTGTTGACCTGTACGAGTTTCATTCGTAATGATTTGGTTACCACGTTGAGTCGCACCACCTGACCAACCGCCCCACTGAATACCAGTAAAGTTAGCAACTTCAGCAAGTGCTTCGGCTATTCCACCAAAATCAATCGTCACTGTCGGTATTGTTGTTACATCTTGCCAGTAATCGGTTTCTGGTGTAAGAGCAATCGAACCATGATGAGTGAAGAACTCACCAGCAGCGTTTCTTGTATCTGTTGCAAATGGATTACTGATTGTCTCATCGTGCGTCCAAGGCAGCATAATCAACTTACCAGCATCTGGTGTCGTTACAGAAGCAATCGTTGCTGATGTTGTTGACGAGCCACCAACTGCGGATGCGCCGGCACTAAATGTACCAGAAATATTCGAAAGATATAGTTTCGTACCAATCTGTTGGTCGAGTGTACCAGAAGCAGCACCAGCAGTGATTGTTTCGCCGTTCGAATATGTACCTGTTCCGACTACAAGTGTCGCATCTTTTGACGTTGCTGTAATATTCGTGGAGTTAGCACTGTTGAAAGATACTTGAACATCGTCAACTTTAAATGATGGGCGCAATTCTTTATTTAATTTGTCAATCGAAGCAGCATAACCATCATCATAGATATCGGAAGATGTAAAGTCAACAAATTCATCGACAATAATACCATTCTTAAATCGATCAACACCAGAAGCATCTGCGAGGAAAAGTTCTTTTGTATCTGCTTCAAGCAATGAAAGCGAAGTGTAATATTCAAGATTGTCAATACGCTGTTCAAGACCGTTAATGTCTTTCATCGTATACCGACGAATACGAATCGGGTCTAGCTTAATCGCAAGGTCAGCACGACCGCCTGGAGCAGTTGCTGTGCTAATACGTCTTGCATTATCTTGCGGCAATGACGGGAACGGCTCAACATTAACAATCGCAATCGTCATACCATCTGCTGGCGCGGGCGGTGTTTTTGGGCTGAGATTTGGAACACCTTTGATAACACGAGTAGAACCATCAGAGCTTAATACAATTCTATCTTTACGTGGGAGATAGTATTCAAAGTCTGTTGACAGGCTTTCATTTGGCGCCATAAATCGTAGACCACCACTTGGCTCAACGATTGTTGTTGAAGTCGCTGGGTTACGAGAAATATTCGTAAGTGTTGTAACGTTGTTTGCCGTATCGATAATACGAGGGCGAATATCAATGTGATTACGTAAATCATAACGATCACCGGTTGTCGGCGATGTATAGACAGGAATCTCACCAGTTGTGATTGCCGTTGTGTTTGCTGTATTTGCATCATCAATAGGATAAGAATCAACAGAAAGATATCCAACACCTTGTGAAGTATCGTGCGCGAAGAAGTCAAGTTTTACAAGATATACATCACCAGCAGTCGGCGTATGAGCAGCGCCATTCTTCAACTTGAGTTTGGAGTGATTATACAAGTTGTCACGCATGCCCGTATCAAGTTCAAAACTACTTGTTACAACAGAACCTTCAGAAGCAGTTGTAAAGAATACATTGCTTGTTTTGACGCGAACTTCTTTGAGAGCAAATCCATCAGATGCTCCAAGATTCCATGGCCCAGCAGTTGTTCCAGAATCACTTACATTGAGTTCAACAAGACGGTCAGTTTGAAGATTTTTCGCAATCTGTTGACCATCGACTTTTTTGAGTTCACAGATTACTTCAGCGGCAATCGTGCTTGCTACCGTTTCTTGTATGTCAATCGACACACTTGTTGTTGAGTTGACTGTAACAGAACGGTCAGCAGCATCGCCACCAACACCGTTGAGACTAATCACTTGACCAGCAACAAAGTTCTTAAAGAGTGATGCGCCAGTAATGGCAGCACCTTCACCGTTACCGTGTACGCTTACTTGCGTTGCGCCATCAACAGAAGAAACAACATATGTGTTTGCTTCACCTTGTAACTTGAGAATATCACCAACATTATACTTTGTTGTTGCGCTTGTCAACCCTGTAATCGTATTTGCACCAGCAGCACGAGCAGCAGTTGTTTCAAGTGTAGAAGCAGTATTACCAGAAGCGGTAAGAACAACATGGAAGTTTTCACGCTCTTGTGTATTATTCAAAGCACCAGTTGAGAATGGAAACTGTTCAGTTGCATCACCAGTGTTAATCGTAACAGTGCCATTCGTACCAATCGTCACTGGGAATGTTTTGAGAAAACGAAACTCGTTATCGATATTGCCACTTGCGTCACGAAGGCGTTTGATGTTTTCTGCAGGAATGTTAAACAGTGAACGGTTAAATGCAGTTTCATTGAGTTTCGCATTACCACCTGTAAGAACAGCATCAGCAAAACCATCATGCGTAGAATCGTTAAAGTAAACAGACCGAACATAACTAAAGTTGTTCGCAGTCATATTAATATCATAAAGATACAAGTTATATGTACCAGTAGCAGCGCCTTTTGAGCCTGAAGCATATTCCAATGCGCGAACACGAGCCTCACCAATCTTATCACCAACTGGACTTGTACCAGAGAATGTAGTATTTGAGATAGCATTCATTGCTACATCGTAAAGGTCAACACGATCATGCCCATCAACGTCCCATGTACCAACAACTTCGTTTACAACAGCGTAGTTACCATAGTTAGCAGGAATCGAGATATTTTCAACGGTGTTAACATCAGTTGCTTTATCGACCTCAACATGTCTGGTTGTGAGTACTTCGTTCTCAAAGCCTGATACATATGCTTTACCTGGAGCCACATCGATGACAAGTTTGTTAATATCACCGCCTTTTACGGCTGTGTATACACCACCATTATTTGCAGAGTCAAGATGTTCTCTTGCACGAGAAGTAAGGCCTCTTACAATATAGTTACCAGATTCATCATATGTGCGCCGAGCAATATACTCGTTAATTACAGAGTATAATGGCTTGTCTGCTTTAAACTCAACTAAACCATTGCGAATACGAGCGCGTTCTACAAATGCCGTATCATCATTATCTGTAAGTGCTTTCGTTACAAGTGTTGCTTCAAGTTTGAGACGATCAGCCCCTGGAGCTGCATAGTTATATGAACCTTGCGCTGGGTCAAGAAGCGTTGTATCAGAACCAGAAGACACGGTTGTTTCAGCAATATTATAACCGATTTTGATATTTGTATTTGAAGAATATCGTCCAACGATTGTGTTAGCAGCATCAACACGGATGAAATGATCTTTCGCATACATGACGCCACCGCCAAACGAGATGCGCGAACCACTACCCACAACGTCCGATGATTGAGCACCTTCTGTGATCACGTTTGCAGAAAGTGATGTATTAGACGTAAGAACTTCGCCGCTCAGAAATGCAGCAGCCGTTCCAAGAGAACCTGATCCTGTATACCGAATATAAAGTGTTTTAGTATTTGGAGTTGATGCTTCTGCGCCAGTTAAAGAATCGATCACATATGCTTTCACGCCTGAAGTGCCGCCTGTAAGTTCAGAACCAACAAATGCCGCAGCGTTGACAGAAGTGTCGTTTTGATCGTTGTCGCGAACCTTTACATATTTGATATTTCTATCATAGTTCATTTCCATACCGCGAACGGTACTTCCTTCTGTAAAGATATGCTCACCAAAACGATCTACTTGATTTTGCAGAATGGTCTGCATTTGAGTGAGTTCACGAGCTTGAACAGCAAGACCTGGACGATATAGAATACGATGAAAGTTTTTATTCTCATCAAAATCGTCATAGTATGGACTTACGTTAAAGTCTGTGGTTAACGATGCATTGTTAGCAGTTGCCATTCAACTTATTCCTTAGAACTTCACGATGAGTTTAATATCTTCAATTTGATCAGCCGCACGAGAGATTGGCCCACGGTTCTCTGTGTACACAACATCTCCTGTGTATGGCTTCAAACTTGCAGCAGTAATCGTAGTTGTCGTGGCCGTAACGCCAGAATCTGCACCTGTAACGACTTCAGACGTTTGAAATGTACCATCAATATCAATCACGCTTATGATACCAGCAGTATTCGATGCGTTTGTGTTTGCAAAGCTAACCAGTTTACCAGTCGCATTAGATGTACCACCAGTAATCGTTTCGTCAAGTGTGTAAGCACCCGAACTTGAAACGCTTGACAACGTGAGTTTTGTTGTTTGATTATATGCTGTGCCCGTTGCAATCGAGCCGTTGGCAAGAAGTGGATCACGAATCACGCCCAATGTGCGGAAGTCGTTTGTTGTCATAAACGTATCTGATTCGCTACCGTCGAGTTGAACGTTGAGAATAACGTTATGACCAGCAAGTTCGCCAAATGGATCAGAACCATGACCACCAGGAGGTGCAATATATGCCGAAGCAGTGGCACTTGAGCCATGAGAACTGTTAGCAGTGATTGCAACCGTCGCTTCTGAATAGTTCGAACCAACAGAAATCATATTGATATAGTTCACTGTATTACCGTTCGCTCCACCAATTACTACGTTTGCATAAGCAGAAGCACCAGAACCATCGCCCGTAATCGTAACAGTAGGTCCAACAGAATATGTCGAGGTTGTGTTCGGTGTAACAGAGAGTGAGGTTGAGAGCGTTGCAATTTTTGTCGAACCGACATAGTTCGATATCGTAGCAACTTGACCAGAACCAAGCCCCGACGAAATATAAACAGCAGAGCCCGAATAGATATCATCCGTTGCTGAAGCACCAGAAGAAAGAGTTAGAGTTGTACTGTTCGCANCCGCTTGGAATGAACCAGACTGTGTAAGATATAGGTTTCCTGGATTATTGATATCGATGATATTAATTGCGCCGTTTGCGGCCGCGGCTTGAACGTCCCATTGAGCAGAACCATCATCGGAACTTAACGTCTTGATAGGTTGCCAGTTTGTAGATAAAAACTTGAGAGCGTTAGCAGCATCGACAGTATATAAAAACTTCCAGTGATATCCGTCGGCCGTAATGAGAGTCGAAGTAGATGTTCCTGTTGGCTCTACTGTAGAAGAACTGCCTTTATTATTGAAAAGACATTTGTATACATTTGAAGAACTACTAATCACATAAAGACCATTCGCGCTTGCTGGAGCAGCGTGGAGCGAAGCATCGGTATTCTTATACTCACGATATACTTTACCGCTTGTCCAGTTGTATCGAGGAAGCGCAAAAGTAATATCCGACGAATTAACTCTTTTCGCCGAGAGCATCTTCTTCCAACTATTATATTCTGTTTCTTGAACGGAATCAGTGGGCGTAGGTGGGTTGTTATCATCTGGCCATGCTGATACACGAGCAATGAAAAGATACATATTTGTAGCAGCCGCTTCACTAAATGCTTCGTGAAACTGTTCTGCATTATGGATTCTGAAGCGACGAGTTACAATGCCTGGCATGTTAGATCAATCCTTGTGTCGAATAATTTTATTTATTTATAATGCTTAAACCACTGTTCCAATATAAAAAGTACCATTTGAGAGTGTTGAGCCTGTATATGGTGTATGTAGTGACATAAGTGTATTTGCAAAAACGGTATTTGTAAAGTATAGACTGTTTGCAGTTGCACCATAAGTATCAACAATCCGAAGTACTGTATTACCAACAGGTATTTCTGATGAGAACAGTGTATTGTTACCAACAACGAGTTTGGGTGTTCCAAGAACGCTTACTGCAACATTTGCGTATACACTAACCGCATTAGCAGTGTATGGGTCAATCTGGTTATTACTAAAGATAAACAGATCGCCAGTTCCTTGACTAAATGTCAGCGTAACAGTTTCGATACTACCAAGTGTTGGTTCGAGAAGTGATAGGCGTTCAATAATTGGTAATGTATTTGCTGCGGTATCAATATAAGAGTCAACTGAATCAGAAACCGTTGTTGGTACATCCACCTCAATTTCTGATTCAATAGTCAATCTTGTGATATCTTCTGTCGCAACAGTTGCAAGTGTTGGTTCGACATTCGCAAACAAACGAATCCGTCCGAACATCTTTGACCCAGCAGGATGAACGATATCATTGACAAGTGTACGGTATGTGTTAGTAAATTGGTCTGAACCAATCTCGTATGAATATTCTTGATAATAGAAGTTGTCTTGAAGTTTGTTATTCCAACTCAACCAACCTTTAGTGTCGATGTACTTTCCTGGATAGTTTACCACACCAGATGTTACCGCAGTACCCTTTGCATCTTGTGTGCCAACTCGTGTTGTATTTGCAATCGTAACTTCGTCCAACTTACTATAGTTCGAACCAAATGTAGTCACGTTTACAGTTGTGATTGCGCCTGGTGCATTTTCTGCTGTAATAACCGCATTACCGCCCTTCAATCCACCGCTGCCGTCAGATATTCCAGCGTTAAGAATATTCTGTTGCGTTACAACAGCAGTAGGTAATATTGAATAATTATACCCGTAGTTCGTTGTTGTAATCGAACTAATCGTCCCTACTGTATTATTTGAAAAAGAAAGGACGGACGAAAGCACAGAACTTGAATTGGCAGTTGCAAGATTTGCAGATACCGCACTTGTATTCGCACCAGCAGACACGAATGCTGGACCAGTATTTAAAACAACATTCTCAAATGGCTCAATCGTATCATTGTTCAATGTGATTACTTCAGTATTTGCAATCGCATCAATTGTAAAATTCGTATTGAATCCTTCGCCGTGCGTAATTGTAATCGTTGCGTTGGCTGTGTATCCACTTCCACCATCTATAAGTGACCATTGGACAGAACTCGAATCGCTTGTTGCTACGACTGAACCTTTTGCTCCAGTGCCAGATGCGCTTGTAAGCGTAACAAAGTCATCAGTCCTGTGAAATGCGCCACCCTGAGTAATTCTAACATCTTGAAGCGGACCAGCACCTGCAAAAATTGTCGCATAGATATCGTTATTACTTTGAAGTGCTACTCGTTCATTATCTTGAAATGTGCCAACAATATCTAAAAGATAGAGTTCATCAATAATCGCACCGTCAGAAATACCACCAACAATTCTATCTACCTTTGCAGTAGCACCTGATGTAAGACCTTCGATAAGTTCGTTAGCAAACTGTGTAACGATACCAATTCTTGGAATACCTATGCGAATAGTATTATCTATAACCCATCGACCATCAGACGCACGAAGAATATCTTCGCCTGGATAATAAAAGTCTATCTCTTCATTATAAAGCAAACGAAATAAGAGACGATAAGAAAGTTCAGAACCACGGGCGCGATACATATCTTTAATATGCTTGGCAAGTTTCTTTCGATCCGCAAGCGTGGCACGTGGTATTGAACCGAGTACTTCACGATGAAAATACTCAAGGTATTTGTCATACGTTGTATCTAAGTCTTGATACTCTCGTAGATTTTTAGAAACTTCAATGACGTTGTTAGCTTGTTCAGTCCACTCATAGTATGCTTTAACGAATGCGACGAAGTTAGGACCATCGTCACGGGCAAACTGAGGAAACTGTTGCTCAACGAGCGTTGATATTTTCTTATCTGTAGACATTTAGTATACCAATGCGGGTGGATTCGATCCTGGAACTTCTGTTGTAACGCCGCTTGTTGTTGCCGTAACGGTCGTGGCTGCAATAAGTGTTGTAGCATCATCAATCAATGTAACATTTGCGCCTGCAATGAGAAGAATCTGATTTCGAATTGCGTTAATATCATCATCAGCGGGGTCAGCAAACAAACTAATCGATGAGCCAACAAATGCGGTTGGTAAGAAAGAGTTGATTGTTACAAGACCAGTAGAATAATTGACTGTTCCAGCAGTTTCATTTGTATACACTCTCGTATTTGAATCGGTGATATAGTAAATACGAAGATTGCCACTACCATCATCATCAAAGTATGCTGTCCGTCCTTGAATTGTAAATGCACTTGAACTTATTGCATATCGATGGCCAAGATGTGGATTATTGAGTGTATTACTGAATGATACGTTATATGTCGTGGAGTTTGTAAGACTTGGTACAAATCTCTTCTCGATTTGAATTGTAGTTAAGTTACTCACAACCGAAGAGTCCGCATCATCAATCGTTTTCACAAACTGAGAATAACGGAATGTTTTATTATCAAACGTACTGAGCTTTGTTGTCTCAAAGTTTGTAATGGCATTTAAAACTTTCGTTTGTACTTCTCCGCCAGTCAACGTAGTTGATTTTGAATTATAACGCACATCAATAGTTGGACGAATGTATAAGAACGTAGCATCAACAAACTCTGGATCTATTGACAAAACATTATATTTTTTGAGTTCAGTTGTAATTTCTGTTTTTCTTTGAGAAGAAATTGTGTTACCAACCGTGGGCTTAATCGAAATATACACTTTACCATAGATTGGAGGTTCATTCTCTTCGCCGCCCCAAACACTAATCGATTGTACATCGCCGTTGTCACGAAGAATAAGACGTTTATAATCTTCAGCAAGAACAGCGCGATTCTGTGTCTCATAGTTCTTTGGTGCGTTGAACTTAATCGATTCAATCGTTTCATTATTTGCGCCACCACTCGTAGCAGCGTTTACCGTTGTTGTAAATGTAGAAAACCCACCGATCGTCGATGGTTCTGTAAATGAACTTATATCGTTGCCGTCACTGCCTTCACAGATACGATAGTTAGCAATAACAATGTTACTATCGACTGGCGATTTACCGATTACACCATCACCAAAAGTAACTTCGTATTGATTATCTTCAACTTCTTGTAGGAAATATACTGCACTATTCGCTTGAACTTCAGTAATATCGCTTGCAAGATTGTATCGTGTAGAACTTACATCAGAAGCAGAGGTCTGAACGTCAACAGTAATCGATGTTGTATCAACATTTTCGTTTGGAAGAATGTAACGAACAGGTGCGTTTGAGTTGACTGTAAATCGATGAGTAACTGGACGACCTTGTGTGATTGTGATTGTGCCTGCGTAATCATCATTAGAAGATAAAGAGTAAGCAGCGGGCGTCACAAACTTATATGTCTCGCCATCAATCGTTGCCGTGAACTCTGTATTCTTTGCAACCGTAACTGATTCGGGTGCACCTGTAGGAGTAACTGTCACAGAAAGAGTTGTGCTTGCACCACGAGCAGAGCGAGGAACATAACCGAGCATCTTTGCTCTTGAAACAACGCTATCTCTTAATAGTGCGGAATCAAGAAACATCTCATTGCCGACCATGCTTGTATAAAACGCATTTTGATACGTGTTATAAGCAAGAAGGTCAAGCAGCATACTGATTGTTGAACCTTCGAAGTTATAGTCAGTAAACTCTGGTTTTGAAGCAATGTAAGTCTTCATTGACGCTTTGATTGCGTCAAAGTCTAAACTTGTCACATTGATTGCTGAATTAGCTGCCATTTATCGGATCCTGTCTAAAAGAACATT